TGAGAGGAGACACGCGAGGTGAATTTTCGGGAGACCGTTGGGGGTAAGGCGGTGAATTTTAGATAATTGAGTGTTTTTGAACAAACGAAATAAATGACATGACAGACGTTAATTCCATAATGTTTAAGATTCTTCGTTGCCGGTAGACAGTCGAGAGATAGGCTAACGGTTAGACCAGAGACAAGCCGGAAGCCACGCCCAGGGGCTGGTAGAGCGACTTGTCAACGAGAAGAAATTGAATCGTATTAAGACTTATGTAACGCATAAAAAAGAAGGTATAAAGAAGTCGACCGGAAGCGTCGTGAGATGGAGAAGGTCAAAAGCATTTCTTTTGGATTGAATAGTTTCTATTTGATTGCATGCCTGGTGACGGTCGAGAGATGGGCATCGGGATTTATAGAGAAACAAAAGGCTTCGGCCACAATAATAATGTTAAATCAAAAACGAGAGAAAAATGAAAAGTAAAGACATTAAATTCGACATGCCGGTGTTCCCGAAGGACATCCAGCCGGGGCAAGAGATTGCCTACAGGGTTTATCAGACCGGGGCAGTCATCGTGGCTCATGTAGTGGAGGCACGTCGGAACACGGGCCGCGCTGCGGTCATCGTGAAGACTGACAAGGCCGTATCGCTCTGGGAGGATAACGGCAGGATGACTGGACGCCTCATGGGCGGTTCCGCCGAGTTCCTGGTAGTGGAAAATGGCTGGGGAGTCTGGACCGTTAAGGCGGGGACTGTTGACCAGATCTATGGTGATCTGAGGGAATACCTCTTTGCAATGAAGGCGTTGGAGCGTGGGCAGGACCTGCAGAAGAACATCGGGTATGCTGCCGAACCAAAGATTGCCGAGGTTGAGCAGATCTGCAAGGATATCGCTGACAATATGTGCGGATACCGGGTAGGTGTAGAGAGTGTTGCAGCCTTCCTGACACATCCGAAACTGGAGATGAAGGTGCGTTGGTGATATGGCACGGATTGTTCAACTTGAGATAGACTTCGACAAGGCTGTTGAGCATCCCTCCTGGTGCATCGCTTCACAATGCTGCTTGGATATGCTATACGATGAGGGAAACATCGATTGCGACGCCATGTGCCCTTTGTCGAGGAATCGGATCACTACCAGGGAGGCGGCGTCGGAGGAACTTCGAGAGGCGGGATATAGTCCAAAGCTGATAAATTGAATTGATGATTTACAAACCCCTAAAAAACAAACAACATGTACGAAAAAGAACAAATTATTGAGATTACAGGCTGGCATTGCTGGTGCGATGGTGACGGCATACAGAAGGTTGACCGTTGCATCTTCCTTGGTGATGCATGGCACTACCACGTCATCGAGGACCAGGACGGGAAACAAAGCGATTTTTGGACGTTCGACTCTGAGCAAGAAGGTGAAGATCCACACATCTACAGCACCCTGAACGCGGCACTCGTCGAGGAGAAGCGACAGCAGAAAGAGTCCGAGAGGAGCGAGGAAGAAAGGAGAGTGATGGAAGACCTTGAGGATGCGCCGATTGTAGCTAAGCTGATGGCCATGCCTACCAACCGTATGTGTCGTGTCATCGAAAAGAGCTCAGGTAATGATATCCGGTTCATTATGTCTTGGGAAAAGGTCCGATTGTTTAAAAGGGATAAGGCTCTGGATATATTCTTCCGTGGTGGCATCGATTTCTCCGTCAATGGGAGGCCCGCATTCATCCCTCTCGGTTCAATCGACTATGTAGAGAAGCGGGGACAGTCCACGGCTGTTGTTACGAAGTCCGGGAAGGTATTCCTCTACGCCGACAAGGACTCGCTCGAAGTCTTCACCTACGCCCTCAAGATCTTCAACCATCACTAACCTGGCACCAGCCCAGGAGTGGTTCTGGGCTGGTATCATTAGCACCCTAAAGCAGCAAGGGTGCAAGTAAAAACTAAAAACTAAAAACAAATAAAACTATGCATTTCGCTATTTTAGTGGTTGGCAAAGATGTGGACGTACAACTTGCCAAATATGACGAGAACATTGACGATATGCCTTGGCATAAAGTATTAACGAGAGAGCAGTTGATTGCGTATGAGCGCGACAAGATACGGCTCTATAACGAAAGAACATACAGCGAGTACATCAAGGACAAGGAGGCATACAAGAAGAAATACAAGCCCAATCCCGAACACATCGACTACTTGGAGAATGACTTTCCCAAGCGTCTGCAATGGACTGACGAGGATTGCATCAACGAGTTTATTTGCTATTGGGATTGTTGTAAAAGCGATGGAATCCGTGTGCTTGAAGATGGCAGTGTCGAAACCAGATGGAATGAAAACCAGATGTGGGATTGGTACGAAATCGGAGGCAGTTATAGAGGCAGTCTTGTGTTGAAAGAAGGTGCAAAGCCACTTCGCCCACTATGCAAGCATTATGTGGACAAAAGGGAAGAATACTTCAAGTTGCTCAGCGAGAACAGATGCGACCAAGCATATAAGAAGGACATTGCCAACTGGCTTGATGAAAACTTTGTTTTCTACGGCATCATCCGAAACGGAGATGCTATTATGAGAGGCAAGTATGGCCTATTCGTTTCTGATTGGTCAGATATGGAAAGCAATGAATGGGAGGCCAAGTTCCGAGAGACACTTGCAGATGTGGGCGACGATGAAGTAATTACGATTGTCGATTGTCACGATTAACCCTTGACGCTTTCTAACCCTAATGATCCTATGGCAACAAAGAAAAGAGTGCTGCTCAAGAGGGACGTGCTGATTGATGCACTTGTCTGGAACTGCCCAAGATATTTGCGTGACGGTGTGGCATCCTGCTGCGTCAGTCTTGTGGATGGCAGTCAAAGCAACTGCGTGAAGGAGCGTTGCAGCCAAGTCTTTAACATCTTCAAGACGATGGAGCAAATCGAGAACAAAGAAATAATCGTATTCTGATATATCCCGACTCTCAGAAACTTGGCGGTTTAGACGAAGGATAAAAAACGACATCCCGTGTGAGGGTGGGCAACTGCCCTCGCACATTTAACCCTAAAACGATCCAGATATGAAAGCAAGTGAACTGAAGATTGGGCGCTGCTACAAGTCGAATATGAGTTTATTCGTTATAGATAAACTGGAAGATGATGGACGTGGCAAAATTGTGGTTATCCCTGGTGTTATATGGCATTTTAGCATGCTATATGGTATTCTCCCTTCAAAGCCTAAAAAAGAGGTGTACGACAAAGATGCAGAAACGGAATTTGATGAATTTCCGATGGATTCTTTCAAGCAGATCATCAGCATACAGGAAAAGTCGGAAGAAAAGATAAAGAAGATTAGGTCTCTTGCTGAAACGGCTTGTTTCTCTATTTTCGACAACAAATGACTCTAACCCGAAATGATCAATTATGAAAAAATCTTACAAACCGAATATTATAAAGGAATGTCTGCCGAGTCGGTTTCATCTGATGGCCTGGTCGGATGTGGTGTGGCGGGGTGTTGACTATAGTGTTGATTCTTATGGTCTCGACCTTCCACCGGAGTTGAATTACAAATTCATTCCTGCGCAAACGAGCGAACGGGTGAAGAAGCTGCTTGAACTTGCAGACACATTGTACGGACAGGAGCATGCACCCTGTTTGAACCCAGACACCCCAAAGGTGATAAAACTGGTGGACACTATGCTTGCGGCCGTTGAGTCGGTTCTGCTGAAAAGTCTGGAAGAACGGGATGCAGCCAAGGATGGCTGCGACAATGACACTTAACGAACAAAGATATGGCAAAGGACACCATAAGCAGGGGCGATATCTTCTTGATTACGCTGAGCAATAGTTCGAGATTTTTAGGCAAATTCGAACATTGTCACCAAAGGGGCGGCGAGGGCACGTATTTGTATTTCTCGGTGTTTGATATAGATTTGGGCAATACAAGAATCTTGTCAATCAATGAGGGCAACATCCTACTCAAGTCGATTGTTCCTGTTGACCGAACCGTGTGGGATAAGGCCGTGAAGGTTCGTGACGTCTATCTGAATACGCTTCGCAGACTTTGTGATGCATACGAGGGTGCATCCAAGGATGGCTGCGACGATGACACTTCAACCCGAATTATTGTCGAAAGTTTCTATGGGCAAGCAACTGGAGATTGAGTTCCCGAAGTTCCTGTTCGAGGATGGCACGCCCTATTACGACAAATGGGATTGCAAATTCTGCAAGGATTTTACAAGACCGTGTTTCGGGTATTGGTACTGCAGCAAGAAAAACAAAAAGAAAAAACCAAAACAATGAAAATCGAGATTGAATACGACGGATCGTTCGCAACGTGCGAAGTCGTGACAAAGGATGGGAGGCGTGTCCAGTTCGCGTATGCGGACAAGGTGACGCAAACGCAAGTCCTGGAAGCGTTCAGGTGCATCAAGTCGTTCTACAAACGCGACATCCTGGTTAACCACAGCGGATAACGTAACAAGATAGGCCCTCACCCATCCTGCAGTTTTAGAATGAGAATATTAACTGCAATCATCGTTGTGGGTTATTTTGCGTATTGATTACGGATGGCCAGGGCACCATGTCTAACCCTTTAATACAAGTATGCCTATGAAGAAGTAAAGCAAGATGAGCGGGAGCTGGCGGCTATGGCATATTATTAACATGACGGATTTTTTGAAGTCAGGTTGGAAAAAAAGATTAGGTTTTCGAATGAGGCCGCCAGCATCCCTTTATTTCGAGAATGATGTTTAACCCAATAAAAGATATAATGGATCTACAAGTAAGAGAGGACCTCTACAAGAGGCTGATTGAAACGTATGGAGCATCCCATCAGATGGATGTGACCGTGGAAGAAATGGCAGAACTGACGAATGCCCTGGTCAAGTACAAGCAGCGCAGGGTGGCGAAGGAAGCCGTGGTTACAGAGATTGCCGATGTCATCATCTGCTGCGAGCAGATGGCCCGCTACTTCGGGCTGGATGCGGTGCTCAGAGAGAAGGAACGCAAGCTGCAGCGACAGACAGAGCGACTGGATGGACTGCGTGCGAAGATGCTTGGCGAGGATGAGCAGCCAAATACGGCTGCTGACGGAGACGGTAACGAGATGTCTAACAATGAAAACGAATAACGATATGTACGAGAAGGTTGTGAACGAAAGAGTGGCCTGGCTGCTCTATTTCGCAGGATTTGACCAGAAGTGCCGTCATTTCTATGGCGCCCTCAAAACTAACCCGGACGCCAGAGTGCTGCAGATCTATGGTGCTCCGAATCGTGATGGTATTATGGTCCCTGCCCACGTGCGGAACTCGCGGTTGACCGATGGAAGGGTGGCCGCTCCCACGTTTCAGATTGCCCTTAAATGGCTGCGAAAGAAATTCCATGTCTATATCCTGATGAGACCAGTCGTTGTTGCCGACCGCATCGGCTTTGCTCCGGAGGTTTACAGAAGCGTAATGTGCGAAAACGGCACCAAGGTCACGCTGAAGCATTACTCCCAGTGTCTGAAGATCTACGACAATTTTGAGGGGGCATTGGAGGACGTCATCGACTGGGTGGTATCGGACCTGCTTGGATTCGAGGACAAGATGCAGGGTGAGCCGAGCGAGCACGAGTATCCGGAATGGGATTTGCCGTTCACTGAGGCAGCCAAGGATGGCTGCGGCACCGACACGGAGGCGGCCAAGGATGGCTGCGGCACCGACACGGAGGCGGCCAAGGATGGTCGTGACGGAAACGATGAAGAATAAGGCCTGTTGGCCGTATGTTTAACTTAATAAAAAATCAAACAAAATGACACAAAAAGAATTTTTCCTGATGGCCTGCGCAGAGATCGCGGCTCAGATGGTAGTAACGAACTCAGTCAAGACCTATGACGAACATGAAGAAGACCACGTGGCCATTAACGCCGCTGTTGCCGCAGACTCTCTGGTGACTGCCGCTGCCGAGGTGTGGAAGGAGTTCCACCAGGAGGACGTGTTCGATGATGGCCCGGTGCGCGGGACAGTTAACGACAACTGATCTATTCTTTTGCGGCGGCCATCACGGCCGCTGCATTAACGGGAAGCCGCCAAGCATGGCGGCAACGACAACAAGATAACAACCAACTTAAAAACGCATTACTATGGGAATGATTTTTGTGATAACGATGGCCGTGTTCGTCATGGCTGCAATCTTCTACCTCTACAAGATGGAGAAGGCCTGGAAGGAATTTGATGAGCAATTCGAGATTGAGGTTGAGAGCCTCAAGACGAAGCAGAAGGTGGACGGATGGATTGACCAGTTCTGGATTGACTTCTACGCGGCTGCCGACAAGGATGGTGCGCTGTGGCTTTATTCGGAGCTGCCCGTGCGAGATGGTAACAACTGGAGCCCGACGAAGGGGACGCGTTGCATCCTGATGCCTGAATTCAACAAATACCTGGGCGAGCCTCTGCGATGGGATGAGAATCCGATGAAGGTGTCGATGCACCTGATCTGCGATAAGATTGACATCAAGTCGGACAGATGTCTGGAAGCAAAGAAATTGAACAATAACACTAAAAAGGATTAAGGCTATGGTTTACGTATTTGGATTCTTGTGGCTGTTTCTGGCCGTACTGACGATTGTGATTGGTCTGTTGGTCCATGATCTTGGAATCAAGTATGAACAGGTGATGTCGGAGCTGTGCGACGTGCACAGCGAGATGGCGAAGCTGAGAAGGGAAATGCAGGCGAAGAAACCACTTTGGTGGGGACAGATGCCACCTAAGAAGGACAACAACTTAAACGCAGAAGGCAATGGCAACTAAGAAGACAACGGCCGGAAAGCTATTGTATGATACCGCGAAGGCTTCTTCCGCGAAGAAGAAGAAGGCCGAGGAAAAGACTCCTCTGGATGGCGTGAAGCACGGTATGCGCATCTATCTGAGCGGACCGATTGGCGAAGACGGCGTGACGGACAGCGTTAAGGAGAGTTTTGCGGCAGCGGAGGCTGCACTATCCCAGAAGGGCTGCATCGTGATCAATCCCACATCCATCGCGTATCAGGGCATGCTTTGTCGAGGGCTTGAAAATCGCAAGATGTATGGCATCCAGTGGAAGGGCAGCGACTACTCGTACTACCTCGCCAAGGACATTGAGATGATCGGCGTCTGCGATGCCGTCTGGATGTTGACGGGATGGCGCAAGTCGAAAGGGGCGAAGGCTGAGCATGCCTACGCCAAGGCCATCGGACTGCGCGTCTTCAACGATGGAGGCAAAGAGCAATGAACGGCAGATGCAGACATCCTCTGAACGAGGGGCGGCGGTGCACAGCGGCTGACTGCCGATGGTTCCTTCCTCTCCTGGATGGCTGCCGGGGATGTGGTCTGAAAGAGTCCTGCGGCAGTTTCGAGGAGGTGGACGAATCGGGACAGCTGGAGCTGGACTGGAACGATGACGATGCAGCCATGGATGGCTGCGACACTGACACAATGGGCGACGGCTAAGCCGACGCTTACGGATAACAGGATGTTTCACTATTAAACCTTGATGCCTATGGTATAAGACAGTGACGGCTAATGGCGGGCAGTGGCTCTTGAATACTTTTCATTTTAATTAACAAGTGATTGAGATTTTATATTAAATATGGGGCGGTGCACACTGCCTGCCTGCGGCTGTTGGAAGCATAGGGCGGCCAAGGATGGCCGCGACGGGGACACTAACAATTTACTAACAAAAAACAAATTGAATTATGGCAACTATTGAAAAAAAGAAGATTAATCGAAAGGATGTGCAGGTTGGCGGCTGCTACCTCATCAATGGCTCGCAGATCATTCTGGTGGATTGGCTTGAATGGGTTGAAGGTTTCCTGAATCTGTCGGGCATGATCGTCTATACGAACGACCGCATGTCGTGGTACAAGAGGGGCGTGGTGGTGATGCCTGGCGAAAAGATGTTCACGATCTACGACCTTGGCAAGGAGATGGCCGACTATATCCTAACGATGCGCGAATGTGCCGAGGAAATGAAGACGATTGTTAACGATAACTTCTAAATTAGAGCGAATATGAATCTGACAAGAGGGTGCAGCTACAAGTATTACGGCAGCCGTTCGGAGATCCTCACGGTGGTGTATCTCCGCTCGTTCAAGAATGCGTGGTCGGGGAGGATGTACTATGAGTTCGGAACATGGTCGGACGGCTGCGAGAAATTCTGCGGCCGGGTGATACTGACTCAGACACAGGTGACGAACTACATCATGCTCAGCAAGACCTCGGATGCAAGGGTTGCGGCGAAGGCGAAGGCGCTGGCCGACCGGGAGCGTGACTTGCTGGCGGCCGCTGAAAGGCGAGTGGCCGATGCGGCGCACAACGTGGATGGGGCGGCGGTGGAACCGCCGCTTGCGGAGGAGGATGGGGCGGAGGCCGAACCTTCGCTTGCGGAGAAGGAATGATGCAGCCAAGGATGGCTGCGGCTGGAACACTTAAAAATGATGGATGATGGAGAAGACGGATTGCGAGTTCTACAGGAGGGCCATGGCAGATGAGGAGCGATGGCAGAAGGATTACGAGGCGGCGAAGGAGGCTATCATGGAAGGGATGCGGAAGCTGCTGCCCGATGCGGATGAGGTGATTGGGAGCCTCCAGGTACAGATTGAGAATGCTGCTGAGCTGAGGGCAGACACACTTGCGGCAAGCCGTGAAGCGCGGCACTACCCCCAGCTGCAGCAGCAGATCAGCCGCGAGGGACACAAGACGTGGGTGACGAATCCGATACACGAACGTGTAAGGACGATGAGGGCGACGTATGCGGCCATGCTGAAGGACCTTGGTCTGCGTGTGAACCCAGAGAAGGTGCAGACCTCGATAGGCAAGGAGGCGGGACGCGCGGCTGTTGCACAGGGCGGGGCGCCTGCGGCGGCGTTTGTGGGTTCTATATTGGAGGATTTGTGATGAATGGCAGCGGCGGAACCGCTGCTTGCGGAAAAGATTTGGCGGCCATATACGGCCGCCGCGGAGACAGGGAGGCGGCCATGCACGGCCGCAGCGGAGACAGGGAGGCGGCCATGCACGGCCGCAGCGGAGACAAAACACGGATGATGAGAGGAAATGAATGAGGGAGAGAAACAGGTACTGAGAGACCTGAAGGTGCGAATGACCGAGAGGCTCCGAGAGTGCGTAAAGAAGCGCGGTCGCAAGATTGCGGCGGTGTGGGCTACGGATGAGCGGATAAGGACGTATGTGAAGGCTGTGGCCAAGAATCCTGAGAAGCACAACGTGTGGGAGATATGCGCCATCGTCAGGTTCTTCGAGATGCTGGACAGGTACGACTGGCACGCCAAGAGAGCAAAACTTATGATCAAGATGCTGGAGCTGCTGAAGTTCCAGACGGATGACGGCCTGCGCAGGGTGAGACTTCAACCTGTGCAGGTGTTCATGGTGTGTGTGCCCTATGGCCTGGTGAAGCGCGTTAAGGTGCCAGTGACCGACCACGCGACGCTTGAAACGAAGATGGTGTGGAGGGTGAAACGCGTAATTCGGAATGTGGTTTGGATGGTGCCTCGTAAATTTGGCAAGACCACGCTGATTGCCGGAATGGCCGTTGTGGAGTTCTTCTTTGGTCCGAGTGATGCGGAGATTGACATCGTGTCGACTACGGGACGTCAGGCGAAGATATGCTATGGGATGATCAAGCTGGCGATGATGGACCTCGTGGCGACGAATCCGCTGTTGGAACGGGTGAAACTGCGTTTTAACCGCGAAAGTTTGTTCTACGATGACAAACGCGACGGTGCGCAGGCCGTGAACGTGTTTGGCGATAACCCCGCGGCGCTGAACGGACTGAAGCCGAGTGTGGCGATTGAGGATGAAAGTGCTTCCATGGTGGATACCGCGTCGAAGGCTGGCAACGAGTCGAGGAACACGTTGGAGTCGGGCCAAGGCCCACGACTGGAGCCGTTGAGTTTTCAAATCACTACGGCTTCGAAGTATGTTACCGGGCCGTTTGCGCAGTCGCTGATTGGTCTGAAATCTGTGCTGATGGGAGAAAGGGACAATGATGAGGTGTTTGCGATGCTGTTTTGTCCAGATGTGGATGATGACGAATCGGCCGTTGAGACGTGGAAGAAGGTGCACCCGCTGCTTGGCGTGACGGTGCAGGCAGACTACTATGCAAGGGAGTGGGAGAAGTGCATCCAGGACAGGACCTATCTGACGGAGTTCCGAACGAAACAGCTGAATGTGTTTGATGTGCCGATTGGCGAGGCTTGGATCGGTGGCGCCACCGTTGCGAAGCTGATGATTGACTGGGACCCTATGGCGATTCCTGTGGGCGGCGGTATTTTGGATGCGATGATGGCGATTGACCTTGCGCAGAAGTGGGACTTCACGGCTGTTTCTACGGCGATATACCGAGAAGATCTGCGACAGATATGGGTGCACACCAAGTGTTTCCTGCCAGATGGCATCCGAGTGTGGACCGTGCCCGTGAACACTGCGGAGGGACAGATGTATCTGGAAAGATGGGAGAATCCGAACGAGCACAGCGAAGGACCAAGCATCTGGAAGGTGGATGAGAACTACGTTTACCTGGAGGAGGCACCGTTTGACGGCAAGATCCACAGCGGACACCCGAACTCCGGACTTTACCAGCGGTGGATTGACCAGGGAGAGCTTGTGTTGACGCATGGCGTGGTGGTGGACTACGATGTGGTCGCGCAGTATGTTGTGGACGTGTCGGACCATGTGTCGGTGCAGAAAATCGGCTATGACGATTACAAGTGGAGGGAGTTTGCGAATTTCCTTGCACGCAGGGGCGGCTCTGACGGACTTGTGGCCTTCGGGCAGACACATGGAGACTTTACGGCACCGACCATCTTCTTTGAGCGCGGTGTTGAGATGGGGTCGATATTGCTGGCGAAGTCGGAGGTGGTTCGATGGTGCTTTGACAATGCTGTGCTGGATACGGATGCACGAGGGAATGTGAAGCCGATGAAGATTGGCGACTATCGAAGGATTGACCCGGTGATTACGGATGTGATGGCTTGCGGGCTGTGGAGCGACCTTGGACACACGAGACATACGAAGAACGATTTTGATGATTGATGCGGCCATATACGGCCGCTGCGGAGACATTGAGGCGGCCAAAAACGGCCGCGACGGAAACATGGAGGCGGCCAAAAACGGCCGCTGCGGAAACTATGGGAAAGAAAAGATGGAGGCGAGTGCCGGAATGGGCGAAGAAAAGGGAGCGGGTGAAGCGGGAGCGTGCGGCGACGTTTGCGATGCTGGATGCGGCGAAGGCGATAGCGGAGGCGGAACCTCCGCTTGCGGAAAATGAGAGCGAAGCGAAACACGAAGCGGCCAAACTTGGCCGCGACTGCGACGGGGAGCGAAGCGAGAAGGTCGGAGGTGATGGCAAAAACACGAGTGCGGGCGTATTATAGAGGGCGGAGGCGGAGCCTCCGCTTACGGAGAAGGACAGCCATGGATGGCTGCGGCTGCGACGCTTGATAATAATGATAAAAGATGAAAATATTTGGACTAAGGATTGAAAGGGAGGCGAAGACTGCGGCGCCGATGGAACCAGTGATGCCGATTGGCAGGGTGACGGGCGGCGCGGCATGGGCAGAAAGGTTGCTGGGGTCGAGCGACCCGGATGTTGCGGCCAAGATCTCGACCGTGTACCAGTGCGTGGACCTGATCAGTTCGGCGATTGCGGTGATGCCTCTGTGCTACAAGAGGCTGATGGATGGCGTGATGCGGGATTATGTGAAACATGATCCTGATTACCTGAACTTCCTGCTTAACGTGCGGCCGAACCGAAGGCTGAACGGCTACGACTTCAAGAAACTGCTCGTGACGTGGAAGCTGACGCTTGGCAATGCGTTCATTTTGCCTGCCGACGGGTCGGGCATGGCGCTACGGAGCTACGATGAACCTATTGTGCAACTGCTGCTGATTCGACAGGACTACGTGCAGTATGACGTGATGCGGGACGAATATACGCTGTGCGATCCTGAACAGGGCATCCCGCAACAGACGGTTCCTTCGCGGATGATCTGGCACGTAAAGAATGTCAATTTCGGCTCCGAGGGCGCATATTGGGGCCAATCGGTCCTGCACTATGCCCTGCAAAGCGTGAAGATGGCGGCTACGGGCAACCAGGAGATTCTGAAGCGCGTGGCGAGCGGTGGCCGCGGCAAGTACATCCTGAACTACGAGAATGCGCAGACCCAGTTTGGTGCTCACAAGAAGGACCAGATGGAGGGGGCGGCCGACAAGTTGAGTTCAGACCTGGCGAACGGCAACGATGTGGTTGTACTGCCCTACAAGGGACTGACTGTTTCCCCGATTGCGATGACTTCGGCTGACCTGAAGCTGCTGGAGACTGCCCAACTGTCGAGGCAGGACCTGGCGGGATTCTTCCGTGTGCCGTTGTTCATGATCGGACAACAGACATCGAACTACAAGACACCGGATGCGGCGAATGCTGCGCTGGTCAACTACTGCCTGGCTCCTCACTGCGTGCAGATTGAGTCGGAATTGCTGTCGAAGTATTGCGGCAAGGAAGACTGGTGGAAGTATTCGTTCGATTTTGATGAGGACGCGCGGATGAAGCTGGATGTCGATATGCAGTCGAAGAAGGATATGGCTGACCTGTCGGCCGGCATCGTGACCGTGAACGAACTGAGGGCACGCAAGGGCAGGATGCCCGTAGATGGTGGCGATGAGGTCTATCTGAGTGCCAACCTGAAGGGCGTGAAGGCTCTGCAGGCCGAGGGAGAGAAGGCCCTGCAGCCCGAAGGCGAGAAGGCGGCACAGAATGAACCATTAAATGACGTGAATGATGAAAATACTGACGTTGGAGGAACTGAGGAGGGAAATCAGGCTGGAGCCTGATGACTTCCACGAGGACCTATGGCTTGAGGATAAGGGTGCGGCTGCGGAGGTGGCCGTTGCCCGACTGTGCCAGTGCGATGTGACGGACCTGCAGGCCGAGTATGGACCAGGGCTGGAGGATGCGCCTGACCTTCGCAGTGCGATGGCGGGATTGGTGACGCATTGGTACAAGTACAGGGAGTTGACTACGCCGGATGCTACGAACCGAGTGCCGATGTCGCTTGCGGACATCGTGATGCCGTATGTGAAGCTGGTGTAGGCGGCCATACACGGCCGCAGCGGAGACAAAGGAAAGGAGAGAAAGAAGATGGTGAGTGCGGGATATCTTGACCAGAGGGTTGAGGTGCTGACGCCGGAGTACACTGGAAGGTCGATTGGTGGACAGCAGGTGGTTACTTGGAAAAGCGAGGGTACACGGGCGGCTGCGGTGAAGTACCTGAAGGGGTCGCGACTGCTTGAGATGGGCGACGTGTGGCTGCCTTCGACGGTGGTGGTGACGATGCGCTATACGGACAAGGTGACGGAGCGGAGCATGCTGATATGGAACAAGAAGCGATATCGCATTGTTGCTCCACCGAACGGAACACTGCGCGAGGGCACGCTGACGATCACGGCCGACCTGGTTAACGACGGACAGCAGGGCATCGAGCCGAAGGCTGAGGAGGATTCTTAGCGGCCATTTACGGCCGCGGCGGAGACAAGGGCGGCGGCAGAACCGCCACCCGCGGAAAAGGAGAGCGAAGCGAAACACGAAGCGGCCAAACTTGGCCGCGACTGTGACGGTGAGCGAAGCGAGAAGGTCGGAGGTGATGGCAAAAACACGAGTGCGGGCGTATTATAGAGGGCAGCCAAAGATGGCTTCGACGATAACACGGGGCGGCCAATCACGGCCGCTACGGAAACAGTGATTAAAAGGACTTGGTTGATTTGATATGGGAAAATTCAAGGATTTGGAAAAGGGGCTTCGGAGCCGATTCGAGAGCGGATGCGTGCATCTGAGGGAGAAGGGAGAAGGCCCAGAGGGCGAGGATGAAGGCCGCACGATTGAGGGTTGCGCCATCGTCTTCAATCGCGAGACGTTGCTGTGGGAAACGGCATCGGAGAAAGTGATGGAGGTGATCGAGCCTTCGTGCGTGACTGCAGAATGGCTTCGGGAGCAAGACGTGAAGCTGAATCTGCTCCATGACCGGTCGATGACGATTGCACGCTCGAACAAGGGCGTGGGGTCGTTGCATCTGGAGGTGCGTGAGGATGGCGTTCGTTTCGACGCTGTGTCGCCGAAATGCGATATCGGCGAGAGAGCCCTGGCACTGGTTGGCAATGGAACCTACACGGGCTGCTCGTTCGAGTTCGAGGCCGGAGACTACGAACTGGAGAGCCGCGGCGCAGTGAACGGACAGGAGCAGTGGCTGGTACGCCACAAGTCTTTCCGACGCCTGGGCGCTCTCACTATCGCGATGGACCCTGCGTATTCGCAGACCGAGGTGCGGAAGCGCGAATGGGAGGACCTGACACCGGCCGAGAAGGAACTGCTGGAAAAGGAGAAGGAGGAGCGCGAGGCGAAGCATGACCTGGAGAGCCGCGAGGCGAAGGCGAAGGCAGAGTCTGCGCGACGGTTGAGAGAGATTGAGCTGCAGCCATAGATGGCAGCGGCAGCAACGGGGCGAAGGCGAAACCTTCGCCTGCGGAGAAGGATAGGATATTATTGTTTCACTTTTAATTTTTTGTACAAGAATGACAAAGAAAGAAGAACTTCGTGAGATCTCGGAGCAGATCTACAACCTGGAGTGTCGTGAGGACCTTGATGATGCCGGCAAGAAGGAGCTGGTTGAACTGAAGGCCAAGTTTGAGAATGGCATGCGTGAGCTGAACCTCAACGCTGTGCCTGTGCCCGCCAAGGTCGCCAAGATGTCGGAGCAGACCGACGAACTGCGCGAGTGGATCAAGGGCGGCGGTAAGAAGGAGTTCGAGCTGCGTGAGGCCGTGGCTGGTACTGCACGTACCGACGTGGCTGAGGTCGAGTCCAAGGTGCTTCATCCCGTGATGGATGCCACCCCCTACGCCGAGACCGTCTATGACAAGGCCGGTTGCCCCATCCAGTATGGTGCCAAGGGCCTCCAGTCGTGGCCGTTTGTTAACAACGCCTCCGTGAGCATCAAGGGCGAGTTGAACCCCATCGGTGATGCCGGCAAGCTGGACTTCTCGGATGTCCAGGAGGTTCGCAACCGACTCACTGCCAAGATCCTCATCAGCTGGCAGGCCATCGAGGATTCTGCTGTGGACCTGGTGGCCATCGCACGTCGCAAGATCGCGGAGGCTTATCAGCAGGCCATCAACCACGCTGCGTGCTCGACTGCCAAGTGGGCCAACACCTTCTATGGCGGCTTCGCTCACACCAGCAAGCAGACCGGCACGTATGCTGCTACCGGCTTCACCTTCGCCGATGCCATGGAAATGGTTGGCAAGGTTGCTGAGAAGGAGTACGGCATCGAGGGTGGCGTGTTCGTGATGGGTGCAGCCGACTACTACGCCCTGAAGGCCACCCCGAAGGACTCCGGTTCGGGCCTCATGGTGATTGATGACTTCGGTCGCATCGGCGGCTTCCCCGTCCTGATCGACAACAACATCAACCGCACCAGCGTGAAGGGAGCCATCTCCGGCAACAACATCGGCTTCGGTCTGTTCCGCTTCCTGCCCTGCATGCAGCATGGTTCGGTCCGTCTCACCGTTGATGCCAACTCGATGGACGCTGCCGACGTGGATGGCGTTTACCTGATCTGCAATGCAGACTGGTCGATGACTGACCTCCGTCCGGATGCCTTCGTCGTATATGGCAAGGCTGCAGCCCAGGGCAACGGCTAAACTGACGTGATAGGATGGCGATAGAGCTGCACATAGACATTGACACCGTTCTTCGCGACCTTGAGAACATGCGTCTGGAGCGTGCCGTTGAAAAGGATCAATTCAGGCGCATCGTTCGAAAGGAGCTGAGCGTTGCCCGTCGTAATCTCATCAAAGAGGCCCGCAGGGTGCTCGAACATGACCCCAGACAGGCATACAAGGGTGTCAAGATGATGGTGTATCGGCGCAAGGCCCTTGGCGGCAATATCGCCATCCTGGAACCGAAGGGCAAGACTCTGATCAGCGACTGGAAGAAACCACGCAAGGTCAGGAGCTCGAAGATTGGCGGCAACAGGGTGAAGCCACATCCCGACTACACCGTGAGAAGGGATTCCTATTGGGGTGCGTCGCGTGCCTTCGTCCTGCGATTCGTCAATTCGGGCACCAACATACGTGAGGCCGGACGCTTTTCGAACAACTTCAAGGGCGCTAACCGCGGCCGAATCACGAAAAACCTTGGGTGGTTCGAACGTGCCGCCGACCGAGAAGCGGCTGCAGCCGTGGACCGGATCAAGGATGAAATTACTGCCGAGGTAGTCAGAGAATACGAACGAAAGAAATGAGCCTGCTATTAGGATTGCACGTTTATTCTACGCTGTCGAGCGCTACAGCGGTGACGGCAAGGGTCGGAGACCGCATCTATCCACATGGTGCGGAGGATGGCGTGAACGACACGAGCTGGGTGACCTTCGGGTGCGACCTCGTGGACGCCCAATACACGAAGGACGGACACGCCTACGACCGGCACGAGGTGACCATCAAGTGCGTGTCGCCCACGTATGAGGGGGCGCTGGAGCTTGCGCAGGCCGTGCGTGACGCTCTGGACGGCAACCTGTACGAGTATGACGGTTGGAAGGTGACGGATTCGACACTGGCGAGCGGCCATGAATCGTTCGACACCCAGCGGTACTGCGTCGAACTGGCGTTCGAAATGGAGACTGAAGATGATGTTTAAGTAAAAAGGAAAGGAGGAAATATGAGCAAGCTGAATGGTTTCGCAGTAATTGCAAAGGTAGGCTCTGCCGCGAATTCGACCACGAAGATCCCGGCACAGACCGACTCGACCATCGAGTTTACGACCGAGAAGGAGGACACCACCACCAAGGATGCGTCGGTTGACCAGACCACCGGCTATCTGTTCCCGGAGGAGGAGGTTACCTCTGTGAAGGGCGTTATCACCGTTACCTGCCTGAAGGATGACACTACGGCGAACGGCGTCAAGATCGGCACCACCGTCTACTGGACGTTCGTGAGCGGAGGCGACGAATATTCGGGACAGGCTACCGTGGACCGACTGCGCGAAGGCGGCCAGGTGAAGGGCAAGGCAACCCTCGAACTGACGCTGAACACCGTGGGTGCGATTTCGGGCATCTCTTAACACGGCTGGTCCGTGGCGTGGATGGGGCGGCGGCTTAGGCCGTGGCCCCATTTTTGATAAAAAAGCGGCCAAGTACGGCCGCGACGGAGACAAGGGCGGCAGCGGAACCGCCACCTGCGGAAAACAACACACTAAAAACAGGAAACAAGATGAAGACGATTGAAATCAAAGGTAAGAAATACGGATTGACCGTGAATCTCGGCACAATGACGATGGCTGAGGTGCTGAACAAGGGCGTGGACCAGTCGCAGACGTGGAGACTGACGATGGGATTCATGCTGGCATGCTTCTACGGTGCAGACCGTGACTGCGGACTGACGATGGATGACCTGGTTGAGCACTGCTCGACGCTGAAGAAGTTCAACGAACTGGCGGCGGCTGTTGCCGAGGAAAGCCGAGCCTGGGAGGGGCAGAATGCCCCGGATGACATGGCGGGCGTGGAGGATGCTGATGGCGGCGGTGGAACCGCCGCTTGCGGAGAAGGGGGCGCGGACGATGAGACAGACGCGCTGCTGGGAAACTGAGACGGCTCTCGCGGCAAGGATGCTGGCGGGAGCTGATGGAGGTGATCGTCGGCGAGGGCGGCCATAGCCTGGACGAATACTGGGGGCTGAGGTCGGTGGCGATTGCGGAGATGATGGCGGCGGGCGTCAGACGCAGGTATCGTGCCCAGTGGGAGACGATGCGTGTGATGGCCCAATCGGTGGCTGCGCTGTGGGTGAAGGACCTGCCGGAACACTATCCGCTGACGATGCCGTTCCCCTGGGAGGAGCAGGATGACTCGTGGCGAACGGACGATGTGAAGGAGATGGAGGCGTCGGTTGCCGACAAGATCATGGACCGAATGCTGGCGAATGCGGCCAAAAACGGCCGCGACGGGGACACGGACAAGGCCGCCAAGGATGGCGGTGACACAAACACTGAAAGAGAATGACGGGACATTTTACGGACATAAACGGGGTGCGATACCGGGTGACGGTGGGCACGGCGGCGGGGACACTGACGCTGGGTGAGGATGCTGTGCATATTACATGGGAGCGGCCGGACCACTTGTTTGTCGGGCTGCGATGTGCCAGCTGCGACATCCGCGTGAGAACGAGCGTTGACCTATCGTCGCTATACACGGACGATCCTCTTGGAACTATGGTTACGGTTGACATGCTTGATGCCAACGATGAGGTGGACAAGTGTGTCTTCTACGGCTTCCTGGTACCACAGGAATGGGAGGCCACCTACAGCGGACTGAACGATGATGTGCTGCTCACGGCTGTGGATGCACTGGCGGCTCTGAAGGGACTGCACTACATGTCGGTGAACGGACACTACCCGCAAGGTCTGAGCGCACAGTCGATATTGGCCAGAGGGTGCCAGCTGGTTGCCTTCGACACAATCCCGACATTGCCATACAACGGGGGCACAATCAACGAGCAAGCCTTCCTGCCGCGCTACGAGGACGTGAGCGAATACAGCGGCGAGAGAAAGACCTGGGCCGAAGTGCTGGAGGCTATTGCCGTGTGGGAGGGTGTGTGCCTGATGCAGAATCCGGAAGACGCAACGGAACTGATGGCCATTGACATCATAGACCGTGTGGAAAACGGAACGGCAGACGATATTGACGTGAAGGGCGAGGATTCGGCGGGTGCGGACATACGAATGTCGATTGAACCTGCAAGGTCAAGGGTTGTTGTGAACTACGAGGACCTTTCTCCGATGCCATTGATGCCGGAGATCACTTCGGACCGCTTCGAGGGGTCTTCACTGAGCTCGACGAGGGTGAATAGCTCGGACCACCTGGAGCGAACCGAGGCGAAATACTACATGGCGAAGGACTGGCAGTCGAGAAATGCCACAAGGCCCGGATGCGGCGCTGTGGTGACACTGGTTGATGATAGGCCGGAAGATGATTCCATCAGCGACCGAACGTGCATCGTCGGGCCTGCTCAGCAGACCTATGAGTATCTGAACACGAGGGAAACGGTCGATGAGTGGGGCGGCATCATCATCAAGTTCAGCGCTTGGGCACGTGATGACATGAACGTGAATGCGGACGGGTACGAGGAACTGAACATACAGACAGAAGCCTCGAACTTTGACCCCGTGTTTGAGATTTGGATCAAGAATCCGAACATGCCATCCTATCGCATAACGAAGACCATGAACCTGGACGGGAAGGACGGATTCGTGAACTGTAAGATTGGCCTCGATAAGGATCTCTGGTTCAATCCAGACAGAGAGTCGGGCTTCACCTGCGCTGGCAATATCAGCCTGTATGTGCCTGCCCATTGCGTCATCACAGATCTGAGCGTCGAGATATCAACAACGCCGAGAGGATGGCTGCCCTATTCGAGCACGGACCTGTCGAAGGTGGAGAACGATGGCATCGTCGAACTGAAGACATCGGGATGGAATGACCGAATCGAGATACCGGCGAAGCTGAGGGCCGTGGAGTGCGAATATGCGGCCTCGGACTGTGGGACGCTGTTCCCTGGACATCCGGAGCTCGGGTACAACAAATTTCCGTTCTGCAAGCCTGCGCAGTTCGAGGTGCCAAGGAAGCGGGTGCAGGCGAGGGTTAATGGCTTGTGGCCGCCGCTGACCGTGGTTACTGATGAGGGGTTGAGCACACAGAAGATGGTGATTGACCAAGCGGACTGGGACCTGCGCAATGCGGAGACCGATCTTCTGATTGAGGAGACGTGGGAGGAGGCTGAGGATGAGTAATGCAGCCAAAGATGGCTGCGACAACAACACCGGGCGGCCAAGGATGGCCGATACGGAAACACCTGAAAGAAGATGAGCAACAAATATGACGGAAGGGAGCTGGTGGTGATGACCGGGAACACGACACAGACGATGGTGAGGGTGGCCGGGTCGAGGAACTGCGCGGTGACCGTGAACGGTGAGATGCGCGAACTCGTGCAACAGAACGGGAACACGCGGCTGAAGGCGGGGCGCTACGGTTGGCAGATCACAGCGAACGGCCTCTACACGGTTGGGAACAGTGCGGACCTGGTTCGTGCGGCATTGAGCCGAACGAAGCTGTATGTCGGGGCCGAGGTGGGGGCTGAGACATGGACGGGGCGCGGACTGATCACCCAACTGGAACTGAGCGGAAGGGTGAAGGGCAAGGTGGAGTACAACCTGACGATCCAGGGAAGCGGAGAGCTTGACACGGGAGGCGGAGAGTGATAAGGGCGGAGGCGGAACCTCCGCTTGCGGAGAATGGCGGCCAAAAACGGCCGCGGCGGGGACACCAGAGCGCCCATGAACGCGAAGGTGATGCGATGGCGGCCACGTGCGGCCGCGACGGAGACAATAACAAGTAACAAAAGAAAGGAACAATATGGCACAAAAGGCGGCGGTGGTCAGGGTGATTGCTGAAACGAGGCAATATGACCGATCAATCGACAATGCGGCAAAGAAGCTGCGTGATTTTGGCAAGGACGGCATGGGGAGCCTTGCGGGGCTTGCCGGGTCGTGGACAAAACTGGTTCCTGCGGTCGGTGCAGCCGTTGGTGCTCACCAACTGTTTGACCGCGCGATGAACAACTCGCAGGCTCTGCAGGAGGCATTTGAACGCACACAGGTGCAAATGAAGACTGCGGTGGATAACTTCTTTGCTGCAATCACGAGCGGCGACTGGAGCGCATTTGACGCGGGAATTTCGGGCATCATTGCGAAGGCTGGCGATGCTGCGAACGCTCTGGATCAGCTTGGCAATTCGCTGATGTCGCTGGGCGTGGTGAATGCGAAGGAGGGGCTTGAGTATCAGAAGGCCATGACGCGACTTCGGGGAGCGAAGAAGGGCACAGAGGAGTACAAGGCGGCTCTGGAGGATGCACGAAAGGCCGTTGAGAGTATGAATGCGGCCACAGGTGTCGTACAAACCGACCAGTGGGGCGCCATCAGCAAGCAGGTGGCAAGCTGGACGAACCTTGGGGCGCAGGAGATTAAGTTTGACTGGGTATTGAACGCACAGACGCTCGACTCTAAGGAGAACCGCGACGAACTGAAGGAGCAGGCAGCGAAGAACGTGAAGACCTACCATGAGGAGGTCGCGAGGCTGAACAAGGAATATTTCGAAACCAAATCGGTCGGCTTTGGCGAAGGCTCGGATGTCATTCAGGTCGTGAAGGCCGGCAAGAGCGTGGATGACTACGATGCAGCCATTAAGAGACTGAACGAGACGTATGGAGAGTCCATTGTGACGAATACCCTGCTGAACCGAAAGAACGACGAAACACTTGAGGGCCTGGACCAGCTGACGATTGCCTACTATGGCAACGCGAAGGCCATCGAGGGCTATCGCACCCAACTGGCAAGGCTGGAGAAGGGCGAAGATGGCGGCGGCGGCGGTGGCGTCGGCCATAAGGAGACGGTGATGAGCCTGAAGGAGATTGAGGCCGAGATTGACCGCATCCAGGGCAAGGGTGGAGCCGTGCAGCCGGAGGTGAGCGTAGAGCATCTGCAGAAGCTCGTGAAGGATGCACAGAAGGCTGCATCGTCGGCCGTTGGCACATCGGCACAGGTGGAAGCGGAGAAGGTGGTGCAGGATCTGCAGAACATGCTACAGGACCGCGTGATGACCATCAAGTTCAGGATGGAATCCGTTGGCGGCACGCTGACGCAGATGGGCAACACCGGCTACTCGAAGGACGGTCTGAAGGCCGAAGGCTACACGGCCAAGGGCGGCAACAGCGGCATCGAGCAGCTAAAGGCGGCCGCAGGCGGACTGACGGGTGATTCGCTGAAACCACAGATCGAGTCGCTGAAGGCCTACGAAAAGTCACAGAAGGAGGCAAACGACGCCATAGCCGAATGGAAGGAGCTGCAAGACTCGGCGATGATGACGGGGCTGGATGGCCTTACGAACGCCTTTGGTCGCCTGGGCGATGCGATAGGCGGCACAACGGGGTCGATAGTCAGCCTTGTGGCCTCGCTGGCACAAGAGGTCGTGAGCGGTGTTGCGACCATTTCGTCGCTTAAGGCCCAAGAGATGGCGCATCGCGCGAAGATGAACGCGGCCCTGGGAGATGCGGCTGCAGAGACGATGGCCGCTCACTCGTTCATCCCGTTTGTGGGCGTTGCGATGGGCCTTGGCATGGTGGTTTCGATAGTGTCAGCCCTGCAAGGATTGCCGAAGTTTGCAGAAGGTGGCGTGGCCACACGGGCAACGATGGGCATCTTCGGAGAGAAGGGACCAGAGGCGATAATCCCGCTCGACCGACTGGAGAAGATGATGGACAACCGACGAAGGAACGGAGGGGACAACTCACCGAGTGGAAAGGTGGAGTTCGTGATCAGAGACAGGGAGCTGGTTGGCGTCTTGAAGAACTACGAAAATCGGAAGGCTCGACTTTAGGTCGGGCCTTCTGTCGTTTAGGTGATGGCAAAAACGCGATTGCGGGCGTATTATAGAGGGCGGCGGCGGAACCGCTGCTTGCGGAGAAGCGTTTGCGGCCATGCACGGCCGCAGCGGAGACAAAACACGAAAAAAAAGATGGCAAAGGTCAATGGACATGAGATGATATGCTGGAGGGGGACAACCCTTAACCGGGAAACGCTGATTGGGGCGACAACCAGTCACACGTTGAACTTCTGGGGCGACGTGGTGGAGGTGGCAGGCTCCGAGCAAGGCCGCGCGCGAGAGTTCGTCGCAGACATCAGCAGATGGGCCGTTGACATCGACCGACTCCTGCTGAAGAACGACACCGGGCTGACCATCGGCGACGAAGTGGAAGACCTGAAGGAAGGCACGGAGGTCAACGTGACGGTGAAGATCGGGTGGGACTACTTCGAGGGAAAGGCCCTGGTGGCGAGCGCTACGGTGAACGGACCTCTGAAGGGCAAGACCACAGCGAGCGTGAAGCTGAACGGCACGGGAGAGCTGACGGCGGTTAGCGCGGATGCGGGGGCGATGGGCGTCGCAAGGTTCGACCTGTTGTTGGGCAATGAATTTGAAGGTGAATTTGACGAAGAATAAAGATGAGCAATTCTAAGACTCTATTGGGATATTTGAAGGGTTCGGCACGCTACCCGAAGGAGCAGTACAGGGAACTGGATGCGCCAAAGATGACCATTTCTCACGACGAATGGAACAAGGCCGTAGACATGCTGGGGCAATCGGTTATTACTGAGGGCAAGTGCAACGGACTGATTGCATCGTTTGGGCGAGAAATTGAGGGGAAATGGCCGCTGCTGGAAGTTGTCGGATATGATGACCAGGTTGAGCTGGACATCGTAGAAGGATATATCATTACGCTTACCGCGAAGGAGGAATCGACCGGCTGGCCGAACTATGGTGTGAAGCTGCCTTCGTCGCTGGTGAACGGACAGACCTACAGGATCAAGGGACGATTCAAGAACGGGACATTGGTCCCCGTCTCGGTCGGGAACTACAAGACACTGTATCCTGAAGATGAGACACCGAACTTTTGGTTGGGCTATAATATAGCGCCTTCGGCTACTGTGTCCATCGACCAGACATTCACCTATAACAGCGAATATCCCTATCTGAGCATCGGGAAGTCATTTTTGCGCTATGTCGGGGATTCTGTTTCGATGGAGCTTTACATCGACAATCCAGATGGAAAGCTGCTCGTGACCGAACGAGCAATACAGGGTCTCGATGACCGTGTCACACAGGCAGAGGAAGACCAGGAGACCATTGCCGAAGGGCAGGAAAGCATCTATACAGACGTGTACGGAAAGAAGCGCTTGAAAGATGCGTCGGGATATGATGCCCAGGTGGAGATCACAACCAATGGGGACAGCGTGACATTTACGTCGAAGGAGGCTTCGACGGGATGGCCGAACTATGGCGTGGAACTGCCGACATCGTTGGTGAACGGGAAGAAATACCGACTGAAGGGAACTGTTGTGAACGGTTCGAGCATTGCCATCTCGATAGGAAACTATGCTTCCCTATGGCCAGAGGACGAAACGCCGGGCTTCTGGGCAGTGTATTCGCTTGCGTCGGGTCAGACAGCAGATGTCGATTTGGAGTTTACCTACAATTCGTCGAAGCCGTGGCTATCGACGGGCAAGTCGAGCTTGCCGCAGGTCGGAGACAACGTGACGATGACTCTCCATGTGGCAGACGGTGAGAACATCGTCGGGAGGCTTCAGGCTCTTGAGGGCGAAGAGGGGGCATCGTGCGTGATCGAGAACGTGAATCCGACACTGAAGGCTACAGACGGAAGTCTGAGGACATTGCTGAACAGTGGCACGGTGACGGGGTGGACCATCACACAAGAAACGAATGGTGTGAGGATGGTGGCCTCTGGAAGCGCATCGAACTATGTGGCCGACAACGTGCAGCTCTACCCTGCCCTACCGGGCGTTTTCGAGCCGGGTGCAAAGTATGGCGTGCTGCTTGACATTGACGCCAAGACCATCGTGCAACTGCATGAGCAGGACGTGCTTGAGATTACCTTCTTCTTTGTGAAGGGTGACAACTCACAGAACAGCTCAACGATGCGCATCTATGCAGGCAACGTGATTGATGCCGGACACACCAGAAGCCTGCAAAGCGTGGCCTTCATCGAGACAGGAACGAGCAGTTCGGACTTCCTGTTTGTGACGATGAAGATTATGAAAGTGAATGCTTCGGGCGCAACGGGCGAAATCTGCAACATTTTGATCAAGCGGTTTATCATCTTCAAGGTGCCGACAGCCTATGCCAACTATACGGAACTGGACTTCGTGGCGCTGCTGAAGAACGCGGGACAATTCGGTTCGCTTGCTGTGATGGTGGCTGCAAAGGACGAGCATGCCAATCTGCTCTATGACGGGATGAAGCTGAAGTCGTTGGGTGACTCATTGCCCGAAACCGTATCTTTCCAGCCGTTCATAGCTCAGGCACTTGGCATGAAATACGACGCGACGGAGGAAGTGACCGACGATGGGAATTATAAGCGTTCGACGATGGGAGCCACGAGGGTTGTGCCGGTGGTGTATTCTTCGAGCGGCGCGGGTTCGACGGGAACGTCCATCTACATGAGGGCACGGAGCCTGGCACACTGGAAACCTGATGTGCTGATCATCCTGGCGGGATACAACGATACACACGCAGGTGAGCCATACATCGAAGGCGGCACGGCTGTAGTACCGGCTGACTATGGTCTGGACGATGCGCCATATTCGGGAGGTGAGATTAACCTGCTGACGAATCCAGGGGCGAGTGTTCCATCGTTTGGGGCTTCGTATCGAGGAATGGTGGAGCAGATTTTGACAGACATGCCATGGTGTCGGCTGGTGCTTTGCGGCATTCCGCGTGGAAGCGGCGAGGTTTCGCTGATTGGTACGGCTAACGATTGGGTGGCGAAGAAGAACCTGGTGATTGAGAAGATTGCTTCGGAATATGGGTTCACGTTCGTTGACTTGTCGAAGGTGTACGGCGTGAATGCGCTGAACTACCAGTGGCTGACGAAGGACGGGCTGCATTTCTCGGACTTCGGAGGCAAGAGGGTGGCGATGGAGATTTTGGCAAAGGCTTTTTAATGCGGCCATAGATGGCCGAGACGAAACACTAAAACGAAAAATAGGAGGAAGATATGAGCGAGGTTGCAAGGGTTAGACTTGGTGTGACGATGCAGATCAATGTGCCGGTGCTGACAGACGGGGATGAGGTCAGCCTGGTGGGCCGTAATATTTCGGCCATAATCGTTGCGCCGAATCGGAAACAATACATGCTGGACTTCACGTTAGATGGAGAGCACATGAACAAGGTGAAGGCAGTCTTCGAGGGAATGATCCACGAGGTAACTGGCCTGCACCGAATCATGATAGTCGAAAATCTCGGAAAGGAGTCGCAGACGCTGTTTGACATGGATGCCGTTAACCTGGTGGCACGTTCGTCGATGGCGAGTGCTCTGGATTCGTCGCTGCCGATGCCGGTGGTCCAGCTGAGCGGAGGCTCGCTGTTCGTAGGCGGCAAGGGCGGCGAGGATGGTGTCGGCATTTCGTCGATACAGTTTGTCGGGCACGTAACTGGAGGCAACAAGTACAAGATCCTGCTGACAAGCGGGGCCGAGTATTTCTTCCTGGCCAACGACGGACAGGACGGACAGGACGGACACACACCATACATCCAGGACAAATACTGGTACATCAACGGCGAATCGACCGGAATCAAGGCAGACTACTCGGATGAGGAGGCTGCAAGGCAGAGTGCCTATCAAGCTGCGGAGGCCAACCGAAACGGGGCATACGAGGATGCGGAGAATGACCGTGACGAAGACTTTGTTGCATCGGAGGCTCAGCGTCAGCAGGAGTTTACACAGGCAGAGGCGGCTCGCAACACTTCGGTGCAAGCTGCCCAGGCGGCTGCGGAGGATGCGGCTGAGAGCGCACAGGAGGCCGTACAAAAGTTCAATGCCATCAAGGATGCCATTGATGATCTTGACCCGTCGCAGTCCACGTCGGATGCGATTGTGGCCGAAGCTGCACAGAGGGCGGCCAAGGATGCCGAGCTGGAATCCACCCTGGGTCAATTAGGCCCGAAAATAAGTTACCCTAACATTATTGACATATCTAATACTGGGGAAATCGTTAGAGGATATTTGAGTAATGGTCAATTGAAACTGCAAGAAGGAGCAAGTTTCAGCTTGTTATCTTATGTGGTAAACAAAGGCACAACGTATAATATCAGCGGTACTGTTCAAGGTTTAGGTAGCACATATCAAAATGTAGGATTTGTGCAGCAAATAGCAGCCAATGAGTCAATCGATGTAATAGTAGGTACTCAAGAAGTCGGCTCTTCTTATTCGGTTTCATACACTCCAAGTTCAAACGGATATATCTGCGTATGGCGATACACTTCCTCTTTTGTACCATCTGTTGAGAAAGATGAACGAATCCCTATAAAGACAAAAATCTCCGAGATTGAGGAAAGTGTAAGTGGTCTCGCTGAAAACCTTGAGCAGGTGTCAGAAGACCTGCAAGGCGACCTTTTGGAATTTGAACAAGAAATAGACAACTCTAACGATGAATTGTATGACCTATATGATAGGCTTGGGAT